ATTTAAATATAAATAAACTGTATATGCCTGACTTTCACCTTGCAAAATAATTCCATTATCGGGAGAAACTCTAACTTCATAAGTATTTATCACAGGACTACTTGACACAACAACAGGAACAATACAATCTATATCAGGATTAGCAGTCATATATCCGGTAATATTGCAACTGCCAGACGATACTAAACTTAATATATTACTGCTACTACCACTAGTTGTCGCTATGGATGATCCAGAACTCATATAAGATATACCTAAATCTATAGGATCATCATTTAAAGTCAAAGTAGGAACTAATTCAACAGTACTTCCAGGATTTCCAGTAACACTAGATGGACTTATAGATAATGCATATATATTTTTATACACATCACAAATTCCATTTACTAAATCATCATTAGGATCATTTTCTTGATTTACACCCATATACAAACGTAATATTGAAGCACTACTATTATCCAAAGTTTCTTGATTTAAGAAATTTCTAGTACCATTACCAAATACTTTATAGCATATCCAGTTGCTAGCATTGCCAAAAAGAAATCTTTGATTTGCTTTTATTTTATTTGACTTTGTATTTAGTTGGGCATATACTTCAATATAACCTTCTGGTAATACAGGATTATCACCAATGCGAATTTGATCCGTTGTAGAATTTATATTATATGGGATTGAACATGGTTCTTCATATAAAACACCATATTCATCTATCCATCTAAGCATGTTATTACAACGTCTTACAATCACACTAGCTGCTAAATTCTTAATAATCTCGCTATTTGTAGTAATCCAATAATTGTTATCAAAATAATATCTTATGCCTAATGATGCGGAATGAGACAAATCTTTAAAAAGTATATTTTTAAAATCATCTCCTAGTTTATCAGATGTATAGGAGTTTATAGCTCTATTAATTCTAACATCAATATTTGTATACACTTCAGACCCAATAGCAGTTTCCTCTTGAATCGTAAAAATATCAGATGCAACATCAAAATATTCATTTAATTGAGCTTGAAATCCGTTTATCATTTGATTATTGCTACTTTGAAATGTAACTGGAGAACCACTTGTATAATATCTGTAAGACATTTTACAAATCCTCCGCAATAATATTTAGTCTAACATCTTTGCCATACAATTCTAATGCTTTTTCATTATAAGCTAGAGCGGCTTCTATTTCCGAAGTAAAACGTCCTAATCTATACATTTTCTTTTTATAGTATATACAAGAAAACCATTTTCCGCTTGTCTTTTCCAAACTCACACCAACATATTTACTTGTCGCATTACCTTTTCTTTTTTTACCTATTTTTTTTAAAACCATCTTATCTGTTATTTCTTGAGAAGTACTTATCCCTTTATTCCAAGGAATACACCCTTTATGAGAATCCGACATCTTCTTTTTAGTTTCTTCTGAAGCATGGGTTCCTATCCTAGACTCTGCAATTCTTTTTACGGCATCTTCCGGCATCTTTTTCCCCATATTAGACTCAGATATCTTTTTTTTTGTTTCTTCAGAACAAACTTTGCCCATATTCCCTTCAGATATTTTCTTTCTATGTTCTTCAGAAAGAGGTTTTCCCCAAAGCGGATTATTTTCTCCCTTTTGTACTTTGCTATTTTTTGAAATTTTTTCCCTAGCTTCTAAAGTATGATGCTTACCAAACATAGGATTATTCTCACTAATTTTATTTGGATTATTTTCTGATATTTTTTTTCTGGATTCTTCTGTATGTTTTAATCCTCTCATTGGTGCTTCACCACCCCAAGAAATATTATAACCATTTTCTGAGATATGAGAATGTAATTCTTTAATTAGAATTATTTCACGTTCATCTAATGATTCAATAAGACATTCTTCAACTATATAAAATTTAAAATTTTCTTCCCCATATTTACTCCAGGCATGTTGTAAACCAATACATCCATCATAATTTCCGTTTAATTGAAATAAATGCCTACTTTTTCTATATTCTATATCTATTGATTGACCAATATATTTTTTTCCATCTATAATATTTTCAAAGCAATAAATTCCAATAGTCATTTCTTATACCTCTTTATGGAGTAATACCATAATCTTGCGCTACCCAAGACGACCAATCATTTTTTCTAAAAGAATATTCATTAAGTGATTGAGCTAATTCTTCTCTAGTATTATTATACAAAGATTGTTTTGCAGATAAGTTTTGAGCAGCACTATGGGTGACGTAATCATGATCCTGAAGAAAGAGAGAAAACTGGAGAACTTCTTTTACGCTTTGTCCCAGCCAATATAATACCATCAATTTAGACAACATTATTTGATTTTCTAAACTAAGAGTCTCTGTAAATTGTCCTTCTGTTGCACCACTAACTGTATAGGCCAAACTTTGATCACAAATTGGTTCAAATTCTACAATAGCATCTAATAACCAAGGTTCAAGATATAGGGTAAATGCAGCAGAACCAGAAGTAGTAAAGATTGCATCTAAACGATAGTCACTAATTCTTGTAAGAAATAAATCATTAATTTCACTTGCAGTAGTTCCTGCCATTAGCCCTCCTTAATATTTAAACAAAAATCCTCTATTTCTAGAGGATTCTCATCATTATTTTCCTATTTTATGTGATAGAATCTATTTTTTATTAACCATTACTTCTTCAATAATAGTTTTCCTTTCATTTATAATTTCCTGTATATCAATTTCAGAAATACGAGTCATTTTATCAATAATATTTAAGTCTATTTTTTGACCAGCAATAGCTCTATCAACTATCATATTAATAATAACTGATTGTTGATCTTTATTAGTTGATGCGAAAACCTCAACTATATTTTCAAAATTATTATTAATAATCCCCTCTATTTTCTCTTTTGATAAAATTTGACTATACAATTCTCCTAAACCATGTCTTTTTACAACTCTCTTATCCATTATGTAATAATACCCACCTTTAAGAAAATTTGGATGTGCCTCCATAATTTGAAGTAAATATTCATATAAAATATTTTTCTTTTCCCCAAAATTCTCAAAAGTATACATTTTTCCATCACCACGTTTATCTGTTGATAAATTTAGTATTTCTGGACGAAGAGAAATAACCTCAATTAAATCATCTAAGGGTATTTTAGTATTTTCTACATTTTCTTTAACATCTTCTTTTTCATCAATAGGTTTGTACAATAATTGATTTTGTTGTTGTAACAATTGATTTTGTTGTTGTAACAATTCTATTTGTTTTTGCAATGTTTCTAATTCAGAACTACTTTCTAAATTATTTTCAGTTTTTTCTGCAATAATATCTTCCATATTTTTTCTTGGTCGACCTGCCATTATATTTCCTTTATTTATAATATATGATTTAGACTAAGTAGAAACACATTATTTCTACTTAGTCTATTATATCATACATTATCTATTTTGTCAATACTTATTAAAGAGTAATGACTCCGGCAACCGCATTGGTAGCCACACCTACACCCCAAGATTTAGTAATAGTAGTTTCTTGAGTTAAATTAGCATTTTGGAAAGGAGAAGTAGTATTACTCAAAGTATTTCCCTCTAAAACCAATTTCAAAATTTTTTGTGCCGAAGGCGATACAATCCAAATATAAGAATTAGAGATAGTGAGACCAAATGGGGTAGAAATATCCACAACTTGAGGAATACGCATTACGTCATATCCAAACGCTGTAGGTATATAACCCATTGTAGTATATTTATCATCCAGTGAATATCTATAGTTTGCATCAGTTGGCAATACATTAACTAATGCTCTTTGAGTACCAGCAATAACTGCTTTTTGCCCACCATTCCAAGTAGTAACTTGTTCACACAAACGAACAAGGGAATCTTGAGAATATCCAGAAACACGTAAACCAGTAGTAGCCGTATTTGTAACAGCAGCCATTGCCGTAGCAAACGCATTGTAGGCATCCACAGTAACTTGCGTTTCCATACTTTTAGCAACTTTGGCTACAAATGCCGCTAAACTTTCTTGGCCTGATAAAACTTGATATAAAGAAACCGAAACAGTCAATTCGTGAAATTCAGGAATAATTGTAACTTGACTCTTAAATTGTTTGTGAATAGGTGTTGATCTTTGAGCATTTCCACTCTTAGAAACAATAAATAAATCACGAGGTTCAATATTAAATGCAGCACTATCTCCCCAAGGAATATTTCTTACATCAGTATAAAGCCCAATACTATCAATAATAGATTGAGGCAATACCATATCTACTAATGAAGAAACAATAGCAAAAGTTTCTTCAATTACACTACGGCGATAAAACCATTCCTCAAGAGGACGTTCAGCAGCATCAACAACACCAGATTTTCGAATAACTTCTTTTAAAAGAGCTGCATTCATGTTCTCTTCTTTTTGAGCAAAAGAAATTGGATTTCCTTTTTCGTCAACTTTCCAATATTCTCTATTTTTATCTTTTTCAAGATTAGAGTTTTTAGCTAAATAATGATTCCAATAATCTAAAAATTGGAGATCAGTTTCCTTACTAGAAAAAGCAACAATATTATTTTTAGTTTTCATATTATGTATATTCCTCCTTTAAATACAATAAAATTGTATTATAATCCTACAACTTCAAATTTATATGCAACTACATGTTGGCTATCTCCAACTCCACCAGTACCAACAGAAACATATGTAACAGCAAGCAATTTAGCAGAAGTAACAGATGAAGTTTGGGAATTTCCCCAATACCATTTATAACCACCAGTAGAATTTGTAGCATTGACATGAGTTGTAGTTCCAGCAATATAGGTTCCAGCTAAAGCATCAGCAGTAACAGTAAACTCATCGCCTAAATTTGGTTTCCAAATATTACCAATCAATGTGGCAGGAATATAAAAATCTCTTGGATCAGGATCAATGCCTCTATATTTCTTAGTTCCACTAACAGTAATTACAGATTCAGGACTCCAAGCCACCCATAGTCCAGTTAATGCACTTCCACCACCGGCAGTAGCAGGTTCTACAACTGTCCAAACTTCGCTTTCTCCAGTAGTAGTAGATAAACCACTAGGATAAACTAACCAGCCATTATCTAAATCCGCAGCACAAACAGCGGAACGATTATAAGCCCTATTTTCAGTAGCAGCTACTTTATCTTGAATTAAAATTGCATGAGTCATATTATAATTTTCCTCCTATTATTTATTATTATTGTTATTTCCAAACAGAACCAGTCTTATTCTCTGGTTTCACAAATGGAAGAGCCATTTTCATAATATCTGAATTTACATTGTCAGGTTTATTTCCCTTTACAAAAGAAAATGCTTTTGCTCTAACTTTATTTTGCCAAACACCAATGTTCTCCAAGCTAAAATTAGCAGAATCATCATACAGAGATTCCATTTCTTCTTTAGGCATAGAATTTTCAACTTCTTTCAATGTAGATTTAACCTCAAATTCTTTTTGTTCTTTTTCTACATTAGATTTGAATTCCTTGAGTTTTTCATTTTCTGCCATATAAGTTTTATTTTCTTCAAACATTTTACTCATTTTTTCATACATGAAACCACATAATTTAGCAAAATTCTTTTCTCCAGATTCAGAAGAAAATTCACTCTCAATTTCTTTGTATTTTTCGGTTTCATCTGCTAAAAAGGCAAGCATTGCTTTTACGTCTAAATTAATATCATTAGACATTTTTTCTTCTTTTTTGGTTTCCTTTTTTTCTTCCTCTGGATGTTCTTTCTTTTCTTTATCTTCTTCTTTTTTTTCGGCCTTTTCTTCAGGAGATTCGACTGCCATTTCTTCTTTTTTATCTTCCTCTTTTTCAGGAGATGTTTTTTCTTCTACCGCCATTTCTTCTTCTTTGTTTTTATCTTTTTCTTCATCTTTCATATTTTTTTCTTCCTCCTTTTCAGATAATTTTTTATCTGATTCTTCTTTTTTTACCCACTTTCCGTCCTTTACAACATGCGACTTTTTGAAGGCCGAAATTGAGATTGCCCAGCCGTTTTTTTCTTTATCCACTCCAATTGCTTCAACTTGGCGAGCAATTTCTTCGCCCTGTTTTGCTGTAATTGGAGGGTTGATACCTCTTAGGCTCGGATTCATATCTGATCGTTTGTCGTAAGGAAATGTCAATTCTTTGCTAAAATATGCTAAATTTTTAGAGTCTTGTTCATTTATTCTATCATTTAAATCTTTAGCCCATTCTATAGATTCTTTACCGCCGTATAGCAGAAAATTTATATAAGAATTACTAGGTTCTTTTTTATCTTGATTATCAAATCTTTTTCCAGAAAATACTTTTGCAATATGTTTAATTTTATTAAAATTAGATTTTTCAGAATTTTGCAAATGGCGGGCAATTGATAAAGAAATACTATTTCCACCACGTCCATATTGCTTATATAAAGATAAACCCTTTTCAGCATTTTTTTTTACAGAAGAAGGAATTGTAAAATCTAATGATTCATAAGAACCAAATTCTAATTCATAATCATGTTTATATTCTTCTGCAAATTGCATTACTGTTGCTTGAGCTAAATCAATGGCTGGAGAAACCAATTCTCCTAGAATTGTTACAGCGTCAAATTTGTAATCTAATAATTCAATAATCCCATTATCATTTTTCTTTTCATCAAATACACTAATTTCTACAGAAACAGGTCTTTTACCTCCGCCTTCTTTAAAAATATCATATATAGAACCCGTATATTTTTTCCACAAATATGCATTTGCACTGAGCATTATTCGCCCATCAGATAATTCTCTGCTTGTTATTTCAGCACTAGGAGGTACAAATCCGCACGGAGTCTCTTCAGGACAATGCGTCGAAGCATCCCTGAAAACAGGATCATATTTCCAAACAAGAGGGCAAGATCGAATAGTTTCAGATGTTCTCATTAAAACATCTTCATTTATAATTAGATTATGCTTATTTATTCCTGAACTAAAGAAATCTAATGATAATATAGCAAAATTAGAATCTGGATTTTCAGATACAATATTTACATCATCTACTGCGAATGTTATTTTTTTTTCTTCCAATTTACCTCCTTAAGAGAGGAGATAATTCCTTCTCTAAAATTTAAAAAAATCCATTAATTTAACAAAATTGGGCATACCCTCAAATGCAATTTCAAAGTCAATTGTTCTTACAAAATAATAATCTTTGCCATCTCTATGCAAAAGGGGCAAATGAGCAACTCTAATGAAATAATTTGCTAAAATCGAATTGCATTTAAAACAGGCATCAAGCATAAATTGATCAGGATTATTTATATACATTTTTTATTCTAATATAATAAATTTTTCAATATCTGCATCAAACATCATCCAATCTTTATATGCTTCTGCTTTGTCTACCAATAACAAAATTTGATTAGTTACAGGCACAAGAGATAATAAGAAACTATCTAAGAAAACTTTTGTCATAAAATCCATTTCCTCTTTTGCAGATTCAATGCCTTCACTTACAACAGATTCTAATTCTTCTTGATATTCCAATATTTTATTGAAAAAGTCTAAAGGAGTGATATAATCACTAGAATCCAATGGAGTTTCTCCATAAATAGTCAAACAATCTCTTGCCCCCTGGTAATCAGAAATATTATCTGCTAATTTTGGATAAAGATGAGCTAATTTTGGATGTATTTGATCAACTGTATTATTCATGGCAAACTTTACAGATAATACACTCATGCCTCTATCCATAATTCTATTTAAGAGAAAGCATTTTGTTACAATATCATTTAATTTGCCATTGACCCTATCTTCTATTAATGACTTCATCTTTCTCCTTTATGTTAAATCCAAGCAATCCAGTTCCAAGTATCTCCTACAGTCAGAACATAATCAGATGGACTTCCTGAAACTAAATACAAGTTGGATGCACTTGCACCACTACCAATAGAAACATTGAACCCACTCATGGCGGAACCTGATCTTGTCACTGTAGACATTTCAGCACTAATGGAAGCCAATCCAGTATTAGCAATAGCTACGCTGCCACCAGTAAGATCGGCAGTTACAACGGGATGTGTACCCCTTGCCAAAGCATTATCATTGAATCCACTAACCAAAGTTCCTAGACCTGATTTTCTAGCGGCTTCATTCATTCTATTGAGTTGATCAATTTGCAAAGCTGTTAAAGCTGTCATATTATTAAATCCTCCTATAATTTTAAAAATTGTTATAATAAAATGCGTCTTTTATTATAATCCTATACTTTATTGCTTGTTGATTTAGCGATATTACCACCATCTGCTCTTGTTTGTTCGCCTTCTCCAGACAAATCACTTTCATCTTTTTGTGGTCTACCTGTATCTTTTGATCCAGATTGTTGGAATGCGGAAATAATTGGGGTTAGATTCCCAACAAAACCAGAAGCTCTAGCTTCATCCAATTGACGTTGAAATGTAAACGGATTCATTCCCATACTAGCAGCAATTTTTTGTGGCAATACAATGCCTTGTGGCATTAAACCCATTTGAACATCAAGTCTTTGTTGACGATTATTATAAAAATCTGATCCTTCAAAATGAATCTTAAAATGATAATTTTTTGTAAGTTTATTAATTTGATAATTCATAAAATCTTCAAATTGAGGATATAATGACATCATCATTTGTTCGTCCGAATTCAAAGAAAGTTGGGTTTCTATAGTATTCATTTTTTGATCGTTGGTGAAAATAAGATTAGTATTTACACCACTTAGCGCAGCAGTATTTTTCAAATATGACTTATATAAACTATTATCTCCAGTAAATTCAACACTTTGAGCATTGCTTAATGGAAGTGCTGCTGCTTTTATACTTTCTCCGATAGCTGCTTTTACAATAGCCATAAAGTTTCCCAAATTGCCAGCAGATATAGCATACATATCTTTTGTTTTGGCAGCAGTATCTTTTAATAAAGGAATTTCCCCCATAACCATTTTTGCTGCTGAAGCCATATTTATATTTTTTTGTAATGCCCGCATCAGGGGTTGTTGAATTAAATCTAAGAATAATCCAGAAAAAAAGCAAGTTCGAGTTGCAAGAGTTGGGTTGAATTTAAATGCCCAACCAATACTTGATGGAACATCCTGCCAATAAACCCATGAAGACGATCCTCTTGTTTCAGGGGATAATGTAGCATCATACATAGGAATACCGTTTGATCTATCACCCCATAATTTTAAATATTTTTCTTTAAAAAATGGAGGATATAGACCTAAATCAACTCCTGGTTGAAGCCACCATATCATGTTAATTGAAAAAAGTAAGCCATAAGACCATCTTCCAGTTATCATTGTATATTGAGGAGATGAAGGTAATTCTTGCAAAACTAATTTGCCTTTATCCCATCTCATACAACAAAAATATGCTTCATTACGCAATAATTCCATAACTACAGATTGAAATTCTTTTTTATAATCAAAATTGTCTAAGAAATTCTTTAATATATCTAAATCATCTTTGTATTTTTTACTTTTATAATCTTCATATTTTTTTGTGTCTATACACTCATATGTTAAATCAAAACTCAGCATATTTCCGAGATAAGCCAAAAGTCTTTTATATAATTGAGATTGTATTTCAAAATCTTGGCTAAATGCTTGAATAACTAATTCAGAATCTTTAGGATTTAATAATGCTGTATTTAAAGAAGATTCGGTTGGAGCAAGAGGATTGAGCGAAATATCTTGCATTCTTTTGTTTAGTAACATGGGAGTTAAGGCATTACCGTAAATCCCATATCCAGCAAGAGAATCAGCAAATTTTAAAATATACCCAACATCTTCTTCGGATAATAAAATTTCATCATCTTGTTTTTCTTCTATTTTCTTAGTTCTAGGCAAAATTTTCACCTCCTTCACCTGCTAATATTTCTCTTTGCAGGATAGATTCTATATTTTTAAAATCCCAATATGGAATTCTCAATAATTTTATATTATTTTTTTCGCAATACTCTGTTTTTATTTTATCTCTTTTTTGGCAATTATTTAATCTGGTCAAACTATTTCCATCTGATCTTCTAGGTTTAAAATGCAATTCTCCATCATATTCTATAAGACTCATCAGTTTCATTTTATCTTTATCATAAAATAAAGCGAAATCAAAAGGTAATGCATATATATTCTTACAATCTTTAAATCTAAATTGTTCAGAAAAACATATATTTTTGTCAATAAGAAATTCTTTGACTATATTCTCTCCTTTTGATTTTTTACAATGAGGACAACCACTTTTCATAACACCAGTTCTAGCATTAACTGAAGCAAAATATTTATGACCATTTTTACAAATCCACCAATATTTTTTATTTTTAGAATAAGGAATATTTTCTGGCAATAAACCATTGTTAGATTTTATATCAAATTCTTTGGCAATTTCTGGAAATAAATATTTAAGATTAGTATACTTTCCAACTCGCCTATGTGTACAATAAGGACACCCATCATTACCAATAATATCAGCCCAAGATTTCTTAAAATCATATTCATCATCTTTACAAACAGAACACTTAAATTTTAATTTAGAATCTCGATTTATATATTTTTGGTTTTCTAATAAATAAAAATCTTTATTATTCTTTTTTAGCCACAATTTAATATTTTCAATAGAATATTTGTTATGAGAATCTACAAAATTAAATTTTTTGTTGTCATGTAGATTAGAATCAATGTTGTCCATAGTTAGCCAATATAAATACCCTTCATCATCAACAAATGTCAATTTATCTTTCTTTTTAATATATTTTTGGTCACTTACCAATTTAAAAAAAGGATAATTTATACTGAGCCATAAAGAAATGTTATGAATACTATAAG